AACCGAGCTTCATCACAACTTGCTTTGGAACTTTAATACGTTGTCAGCGAGGTTAATTATACATGAAAACCCATGAAGAGCAAAAGGCTAAAGGAACTAAAGAGGCCAGAAGAATAGAGGCTTGTAGCGGTTATAACCCTGTGGTGGTTAGCAAACTACGCCAGATTCTAAATCAACATAAACCACAGGAGAAAAGCAAATGAGCAGAGCTGCAACCGATTGGGCTTGGAAGGTAAAGTCCAAGTCATCATCCCACAAATTACTTCTCCTAGCACTGGCCGATAGAGCAGATGAATATCACTGCTGCTACCCAAGCATAAAACGCCTTGAAAAAGACACTCAGCTAAACCGTAAGACTATTGGTGACGGTATCAATCAGATGATTGAGGATGGATTGATTACCGACACAGGAGAGCGTAAAGGGCCGACAAAAAGAGTCCGAGTTTTATGTCTTAACGTTGAATATGAATGCACCCAAAAACGGAATGATACCGAAAACGGGAATATTACCGAAAAAGGTACTTTGAATGATCCCAAAAACGGGATGTTGAATGTACCCGAAAACGGTACTTTGAATGATCCCAAAAACGGGATACAGAATCAGTCATTAGAATCAGTCAAAGAACCAGTCATTGAATCTTTTAGAGAACCAGACCCAGCAACACAAAATTATTTAAAACGGATGGGAATGACTTCACCCTCTGAAATCCAGATACCATTCCCGAAGAATTTCACTCCCAATGCTGAGAACCAAAGCATCGCCTTGGAGAAGGGCGTTAACGTGCAGGAAGAGCTTATCAAGTTCCGCGACTATGCCGAGTCAATGGGTGCCAAGAAGCAAAGCTGGCACAAAGCGTTTAACAACTGGCTACGAAACGCAAGACCCGCACAAGTAAAACCGACTCACCAATCAGCGATTCAGGTCACTAAATCTGGTTATGTATTTATCAACTAGGGCGACCATGAAATCACAAATCAAATCACTCCTGATTGCAGGATATAACCACGGGCTAGTCACTGAGTCGTTTGTCGGTTACTGGTTCAGGCTGTTAAAACTTCGGGGCGCATGATGACACCTAAAGAACTTTCGGATCAGCTTTGGAATCAAGTTGACCGAGTAGCAAAATATTTACTCCCGAACGGGAAGCGTGAGAGCGGTGAGTGGGTAGCAGGAAGCGTTGGCGGTGAAGCTGGCAAGAGCCTCAAGGTCAATCTGCAAGGCAAGAAAGTCTGGCAAGACTTCGCAGAGGGTGACGGTGGCGACCTGTTAGACCTTTGGGTGCTGAGTCGTGATTGTGGCCTACACCAAGCCATGCAGGAAGCGAAAGAGTTTCTCGGCATCAAAGACACAGACCATCACTTCGCAGCCAAGCAGCAAAAGAAATTCTCCCGCCCTAAGCCTGAAAATATCAAGAAATTCGTCAAGAAAACCGATGATTGCTACGACTACCTAGAGAGCCGAGGCATCACACGGGAAACAGCCGAAAAATTCAAAGTTTCGAGCGCGGTAGTTTGGAGCCATGACGAGAAGCGAGAGCTCAAAGCAATCGCCTTCCCGTACAAGCGCGACAATGAGTTACTACAGGTCAAGCGCATCAGTACTGAGCGACCGAATGGCAAGAAGGTCATCATGGCAGAGGGTGATTGTGAGCCATGTCTATTTGGCTGGCAGACTATGCCGAAAGAATCGAGAGCCGTGATTATCTGCGAGGGTGAAATCGACTGCATGACCTATGTGCAATATGGATTCCCTGCATTGTCCGTACCATTCGGGGGCGGTAAGGGTGCCAAGCAGCAATGGATTGATTTTGAATTCCACAACCTCGACCGATTCGAAGAAATCTGGTTATCACTCGATACCGATGAAGTGGGATTAGCCGCAGCCAAAGAGATTGCCAGCCGACTTGGCGAGCATCGCTGTATGTTGGTCAAGCTACCGCACAAAGACATCAACGAGTGCCTACAGGCAGGGATGACTGACGAGCAGGTACTTGATGTACTGGAACGGGCTGAAATGTTCGACCCCGAAGAGCTTTACAGCGCCAGAGAGTTCTACCAAGACACCGTTGATGCTTTCTACGGTCAGGAGCAATACCTATTCCCGACACCTTGGTCAACGCTAAACGGTAACTTCATGTTCCGCGAAGCAGAGCTAACACTGGTCAACGGGGTAAACGGTCACGGGAAAACGGAAGTGGTAGGCCATATGACCCTTGAAGCGATGAAGCATGGCGTTAAAACCTGTGTCGCCTCACTTGAGTTAAAGCCAGGCCAATTGCTCAAGCGCCTTACTCGTCAGGCTACCTGCGTTAAACTCCCACCGAAGAACGAAATTGAATCAGCGTTTAGTTTTTACGATGACCGGTTATGGTTATTTGGACTAACGGGAACCGCTAAAGCCGACCGACTTCTTGAGATATTCGAGTACGCGAGAAAGCGTTACGGCGTGAAGTTATTCATCATTGACAGCCTAATGAAATGCGGTATTGGTGACGATGACTACAACGCCCAGAAAGCTTTTGTCGATGCTGTCTGTGACTTCAAGAACCGAACAAACAGCCATGTAATACTCGTAACTCACAGTCGGAAAGGTGACAGCGAAGAGAAGCCTACTGGAAAGATGGACGTGAAAGGCTCTGGTTCGATTACTGACCTAACAGACAACCTGTTTATCATCTGGCGTAACAAGGCCCGTGAGAAGGCCATACAGAAGCAAAACCTTAATGAAGCATTGACCGACAAAGACCAATCAGCACTCAGCGCACCTGCATCCATGCTCATGCTAGAGAAGCAGCGTAACGGGGAGGGCTGGGAAGGTGGCATACCGCTATACCTCGATGAACCCTCGCACCAGTTCTTAATGGCTGACGGCGCATCACCTTTTAGTTACATCGCCAACATGCCAGCCAACGATTACAACGAAGTCTGGATGAATGAAAACGTAACTCAGTATTAACCCCCACACCGCTTAAAGCGGTTTTTTTATGTCACATGGGAGACGTATGTACGCGATATTTTCAGGAATACTCATATCGATAGCTGTCTCATTGATATTTTGGGATGAACAATGGACTGCAAAAAAACTATTCCGCTATCAGTTAGTCGCATTGTCTTTGGTATTCGCGATTTGCTTCATGATAAAAGCCTATAAGTAGGAGAGGAATATGAAGTATGTATTCGGAATTTGGGGTTTTATATCTGCGATATTCCTTATTTTTTCTGCTGTGGAATGCGCCAGAGAGAAAGGAAATCTATTCAGATATGCAATTGCCGCTCCGATAGCGTGGGTGGTTTTAGCTGTTATTCCATGCCTAGCCTTTTATCTGATTGTCTGGATAGCGAAATTATTTTAGGGGGATAGGTATGCTAGGCGAATGGATAAAGCATCAAATCGAAGAGCAGGAGTACCGTGAGAGGCAAGAAAGGCTAGATAGACAATACAAGCACCTTGTCACCATGCCAGCCAACACCTTTGCAGCTATCTACGCTGAGTTTCAAGAAGACTTCTTCAGCGTCAAGTTCAACGATGAATGGTACGGCGACTGGCAGATATACAATGCCTCGTTAGCCCGTGATGAAGGCTATGAAGATTTTATTTAACAGGTTGGGGAGAGGAACATGAATTACCAAGAGATGAGTGACGAGCAGATTGAGTTTGCTGTGTCGGATGCGCTAGGCATTCCTAGGGGCGATAAGTGGTGCTCTGATTGGGCTGAAACAGGGCCGATAATTGAGAAGCACAAAATTAGTGTGATTCACGACTGTATGGCTGAACCGCAAGACGGAGGTTGTTGGATGGCAAGACCAACCTACGCCTATGAACACGTAAAAGCTAGAAGTGACAACCCACTTCGTGCTGCTATGGTCGTATTCCTCATGATGAAAGGCGGTGAGTGATGGGCTTTTCAAAAGTAGCAATTATCGGTACGGCTATCAGTGCATTTTCCGCTGGCAACAATGGCTGGAACACACCTGTTGGAATGGCATTAAGGTTTAGTAACCAAAACAGCTATCCAGTAAATAACAAAAAAGGCTTTGCTGCAAAAGATAAGCGAGCTAGCCGCAAAAGAAGGGGCCGTAGGTAATGGATGAATCACGCAAGCAGTTTGAAGAGTGGTGGAAGAAGCCAGAGCAGCATGAATTGCGTAAAAGTTGCGCACAAGGCTGGGGTGATTATATTTGGCAAGCATCTCGTCGAGTGAATCCAGTTGTCGCATATCTAACCCACCAAGGCAGCGCAGTATCTCCCGATGACTTCGAAGGCGGTGAAGCTGAAATGCACGAAACAGCCAAGCGAGAAGAATGGTTTCCATTGGTGAAGAAAGGAGGTTAACCATTGCAATTCGACCTGGTGAAGCATCCGGGCAGCGTATTGGTTGACATATTTTAAAATCTGCACCAATTAGCAAGGTGACAAAATCCAAAATTTGCACCAACCAGCTTTAGGAGGCCAATGAATATCCCAAAGACGGACTCCGGTTACACTCCACTAACTTTCAGGCCATAGGCCAACAACTTTCAGAACTACTCCAATCAGGCGATAGCTATCGAATCAAGGTTGAACCTTGGCGAGAGCGCCGCAGCCTATCTCAGAATAGCCTTCAACATCTCTGGTACTCAGAAATAAGCCGCTACTTAATCCGTAACGGGCGAACCTTTGCGTCTCCAGAATGGGTCAAGGATGCGATGAAGCATAGCTATCTGGGTTATGAGGAAATCGAAAGAGTAGACGTTGTAACCGGAGAGAGAAAAGTCGTTCAGGAGCTAAAGCATACATCTAAATTAACAACAGGCGATATGCATCACTACCTGAGCAAAGTCGAATCATGGGCGCAGAGTATCGGGTGCTTACTGACTATTCCCGACAACTGCGAGTACCGAGAACTACAGAGGAAACAGGAAGAATGAGTGAACACATCACATCAATACCCTTAATGCTAAGGAATAATCACTACAACATATCGCTAGTTGCCAAGTTACTTGGAGTGGATAGGAAGACCGTTGCAATTTTTCGGGACGATGAAGGCTGTCAACGTCACATCGTAGTGCGTGGTCGATTGATGACTGAGACGAGGGCTACAAAATGACAGATAACGTAAATAGCCCATCGCATTACACGCACGGGAAGATTGAGTG